CAAATGGTGGTAGATGGTGGGTCTTATTTAGGCGCTGATGCTTCCGGTGATGCTGACGGCAAAACAGAAGCCACCGGTCCTAAAAAGTCTGGTACAGCAACTTTCGTTTCTACCAACGGCACCGACACGATGACCGTTGAAAATAGCAACTTGGATTGGATCACTAATGACAACCGCCTTGGCGAAGAGTTCTTTATCAAGAAAATCTTTACCGCCTTGAATGCTAATGACCCGGCACACGTTGCTATGTCAGAAGCAGTTACCGCTGCGTTTGCTGCTTTCCCACGTAACTCTGCTGCTCGTCGCACATCAATCGCATCAAGCCTTTATCGCTTGATTGCCGGTGAAACATTGACAGCAGAAGAAACTGCAGCACTTCAATCAACTGTAGTTACCGCAGTCAATGCCGCAGAACCTTTCGCTCTTGATGGCTACTATCCTCTGTATTACACAGCTGATGCTGCTAATGCCGCCAGTGTTGATAATGATCACCACACCCACACACTGAATGGTGAAACTTACTACATGCCTGATGGAGGAACTCTTTATCATGGCAACTACGTAGTACCACAATCATCATACTGATAAATAAAAGAAATAGAGACAGAATCATGCAATCTATGTCAGGAGGTAGTTGGACTTACAACCGGTTCGACGCTTACGAAACTAAATTAGCTGAAGCCAAAAAAGCCGATAAGGACTATGATGGCGACGGCAAAGTTGAGTCCTCCAAAGATGAATACTTTGGTTCTAAAGACAAAGCCATTAAAAAGGCGATGGGTAAGAAAGGCACCTGTAAGAAGTGTGAAGAGTCTGAAGATGACTGTGGATGTGACGATAAGAAAGAAGTTAAGGAAGCCAATATGATTGGTGCACCTTCAATCAAGAACGCTAAGCAACCCACTAGCACTCCAGTCAAATATGACAAAAAGATGAACTTGATGGCACCAACCATCAAGAAAGAAGAGACTGAACTGGATGAAGGTTCCTGTGGTGGGTACCAAGAAGGTGGTGAAGTCAAAGCTAAGAAGAAGAAAGTTGTCAAGGAAGACGTTATCAGTCACTTAATTGAACATGGTTATGTGAACAATGAGGTTTCTGCTGACATTCTCTTCAATCACATGAGTGATGAGTACCTTGAGTCGATTGAGGAAGACATTATGGAGGGATTTCAACCGCTCCCAAAGTAAAAATGGCTCGCCAAGCCGATAAAGCATATGGCAAAGAGCAATCTGCAGCAAAAGCTGGAGACGAAGCAGGTACAAACAAGCAAATGCAACGTAGAATTGCAATGAAAGACCCAATGGGACGTAAAGCCCAACTGGCAAAAGGTTGACAATCAACAAAAAACCTGTTATATTAGGGAAGTGGGTAACCACTTCCTTTTTTATTATCAATGACAACAGAAACTGAACTAATTAATCATTACGGATTGACAGTTGACGAAGTGAAAGAAGAGGTTACTCTTCTTCATGTTGATACGATTCGTTATTTTCCCTGTTCACCATCAAATCAGAGTAGTTTTTATGAACTCTGGAACCGTTTTGGTCCAGATGCAGCAAGAACATCGATGATTCCTTATGTGTGGAAGGGACTTGTCCAACGACCAAGTGAATTTTATGGAGTCGAACTCAAATCCACCTCCAAAGCTGATGTATCGACGACCTCAGAGTCGTGATAAATACGAGTGTGTGACGGATGTCCTTGATGACATCCTAATTCAACTCGAAAACATCACTATCCGATTAGAGGACCTAGAGAATGAGCTACGTAAACCGTGAAGCTTCTGGTACAGTTGCCAGAACAAAGTCAAGCAATCCAAATCAGGCTTTGGTTGACAGAATTATGATGATTGCAGAGCGACTTGTCGCTGCTGAGAAAGAAATCGAAACCCTCAAAAAGAAAGTTAAGTAATTATGGCACGGATTTTTTCTAAATCTGGCGAAACCCTTATTATTCCAACGAATAAAAAGACTCGTCAAGGTAATTCCAAGAACACAAAGCACTCTCCAACGAGTAATTCACATCGTCGTAAACTAACAAGAGGACAGGGACGCTAATGACTGAACAAAAGAGAGAGTTTCTTCAAGAAACTGCATTTGAAGAGGATGTAAATCTTGATGATCCTTTTAAAACCGAGAAGGAGCAACGAAAAGTTGCTGATCGGTTTGCTCAATGGATGGAAAACAAAGAAAAGTAAGATAAATACCTCTCGAAAGAGAGGTTTTTTACTGCGATGAATCAATTATCAAGAAAGGATAAGATGTTTGTTGACATCTCCTTATCATTTGAACCAAATCCAGTGACTGGAGACATCACAACCCTTCTGGATCAGAGAGCAATCAATAATTCAATCAAAAATGCCATCCTAATTGCTCCAAAGGAGTCTCCGTTCAATCCTAATTTTGGTTCTAACATCAATAATATGATTTTTGAATTGTCGGATCTTAATACAGGCGTACTTTTAGAAGACGAGATAAAGAGATCTATAAAATTCAATGAACCAAGAGCAACGAATGTATCAGTAAAGGTTGTTGCACAACCAGATCAGAATAGTATTAGGGCGACAGTCGTTTATAAAATTGTAGGATACGATCAGTTTATCACTTTCGATCAAATCTTATCACCTACGAACTAGCGTCTAAATAACTGAAATAAGCCTGGACGATATGGCAGGGGCAATCAACCTTACTGAAGTAGATTTTGAGCAGATTAGGGAGAACCTCATCTCGTATCTGAAGTCAACTAACAAATACACGGACTATGATTTCGATGGTAGTAATTTAAATGTTATTTTGAGCCTTATTTCTTATCAGGCTCAGATGAATTCTTATAATGTCAATATGGTGGCTAATGAAAGCTTCCTCTCGACATCATCGATCCGTAAGAATACTGTTTCTAATGCACGGATGATTGGATACACTCCTATATCCACAACTTCAGCTATCAGTTACCTTGATTTTGAAGTTGAATTAAATGAAGCAGGAAACTTGGATGAGATCTATCCTGGCGGATTGCCACAATATCTAGAAATTCAACCTGGTAATTATTTTGTTGCCTCAAGTCAGAGAACACAATTTAAGTTTAATGTAATTGATAGCCAGGCAGCAAGTCTCAATGAAGAGGGAGTGGCGTCATTTGGTAATGTTCCCGTTTATGAAGGTGATTACCTTAATATTAAGTTTATAAAAGACGGAACTAATTATAATCAGAGGTTCGTTATTCCAAATGCTGGAATTGATACGACAACATTAAGAATCACTGTTCAGGAAGACCCAAACATCAGTACTGCGGTGCCTTTTATTCAGGCAAATAATCTTGTAGATTTGACACCTGAGTCAAAATCTTTCTGGGTTGAAGAAGTTGAAGAGAATTATTATGAATTAACTTTCGGTGATGGTATCTTTGGACAGAAACTTGTCGATGGTGCAATTATTCATGTCAATTATGTGGTCTCCAGTGGTTCCGAAGCAAATGGAATCAGAGGAGCATCAAGTTTCGTTTATAATGGTAAGGTATTAGATTATTTTGGTGGACAGGTACCAAGGAAACCTAACGTAACTAGTGCATCAATCTCAGAAGGTGGCACAGAACTTGAGAATGTCTCATCTATCAAGTTTAGAGCTCCCAAGTCCTATGCTGCACAGAAGAGATGTGTGACATCATCAGATTATGATGCAATTATTAGAGACATCTATCCTGCCGTAGAAGACATCTATGTTTATGGTGGAGAAGAATTAGAGATTCCAGAGTATGGAAGAGTTTACATTGTCATCAAACCCAAGTCTGGTGATTATGTTTCCAATGCGACTAAGAAAGTCATCAAAGATCAGTTAGAGAACTATCGTGTTGCTTCGATCGACTTGATTCTTCAAGATCCTGATGTTCTTTATATTGAAACTGAATCCACTGTCTATTATAACTCTCAGATCACTAAGAAAGACACCTCTGCGATTGTTGCAAGTGTGAAAACATCATTGTCAGACTTTGCTGAGTCTTCTATCGTCTCTAGGTTTGGTGGAACGGTAAGATATTCAAGAATCGTGGGTGCAATTGATGACGCTGACAATTCGATCAGTAGAAACATCACCACATTGAGGATGAGAAAGAATATGGGCATTGCACAGAACACACTTGCTTCTTATGAAGTGTGTTTCGAGAACCCCATCGAGACTGACACCAATACTTACTCAGTTTATTCCACTGGATTTAGGTTTACAGATGACGAAGAGATTTATTACTTTGAGGATGATCCAATTGAAAGAGGAGTAATAAGATTATTTCACTTTGATACTTATAATGAGAAGATTATTGACAATAAGAACTTTGGAACAGTTGATTACATCAAAGGAGAGATTATGTTAGGTGAGAACGCACCTTTCTCAATCGCATCGACAGTTGTCGATAACTCAATTGTCGAGGTTAGATCATATCCAGTGGATGTGGGACAAGACATCAAGGCAACAAAGTCAGTTTATCTGAAGTTTGATGTTGCTAAGTCTGATGTTGGTGCAATTATTGAAACAGGTGCGACTGGATCATGAAAGAAATTAAGGTAACAAAATCTAGTCAGGTAGATAATACTCTACCTTTACACATTCGTGAATCATATAAAAATTTCGTCAATTTTATGACGGATGCAGGTGAGGCTGATGAACGCCAAGGTTTCAGTCAGGATATTCTTCAGAATCTTTTAGAATATAGAGACTTCGACACTTATAAGAATGGAATTATTGAAACGAACAGTTTGTTTGAATCAATTGATGAAGATGATGACACACTGACACTTCAGAGTGGTTTTGGGTTTCCTGATAAGAACGGAATTATTCTGATTGAAGATGAAATTATTTTATATCGTGAGAGGACAGGAAATGAACTGTCTGGACTTCAGAGAGGTTCCAGTGGTACAAAATTGCTTGCAACCTATAAGTCCTCTGGTGAGTATACAACGACCCTTGCAAAGGCACACACATCAGGTGTAGAGGTTAAAAACTTATCTGTCTTGTTTCTGGTTTCGATGTTGGAAACCATTCACTCTTCTTTCTTTCCTGGAGTGTCGTCCGAGAATGTATTCAAGGATATTAATAGGTCTTCGATGTTACAAAACATCAAAGACTTCTTTCAGTCTAAAGGAACTAAACTTGGCATTCAAACACTGTTTAAGATTCTGTTTGGTGATTCTGATGTTGATGTAAGATATCCTGGCGATCAAATGATCAAGAACTCCACATCAACTTGGAGTGAGAGTTACAAAGTAAGAACTGTTGCAGTTCCACAGTTATTTGTTGATATTGAAAAACTGAGTGATTATCTTTATCCTGATAATCTCGTCAGTCTTGAATTGGAATTGAGATCTTATAATGAAGAGGGTGTTTTTGCTCGCACAGTTTGTGAAACATCTGAAATTTATAGTGAAGGAGTTTATGAACTACAAATCACAAAAAGTTTAACTCAGGGAGATTTAATTTCTAATCCTCGTTCACCTCTCACTAGAAAGGTATTAACAGGAGGACAATCGTCATTTGATATTGATGAATTGACGATCACGGTAGAATCGACATTAGGTTTTCCAGAGTCTGGATTTATCTTTATTGACAATGAAAAAATTAGTTATGAATCTAAAACCCTAAACCAATTCTTAGACTGCACAAGAGCGGTTTTGGGAGATGACGATATTCATCATGTTGGAACTTATGTTTATGGGCCATATTATCTTCATGCTCAAACAACAGATGATCAGGGTAACATTCTAATCAGTAACTCCTGGCCTCTTGGATTGGTAGAGTCTGTAGAAGTAAGAGACGGTGGACTTTTACATGAGAAAGATGATGAAGTCTTTATTAATGGTGCAGGTCGTGTGGATCCAAGAGATCCAATCATGTCTTCTTTTATTGAGAACACGACTGACACATTAGCTTCGTCTGCATCGACAGATGTTGGATTTATTGGAAACTTGACTTATGGTGTGAGTGGTGTCTATTTCGACAAGAAGCACGCTTATGTTGCATCGTCAAACCTACCTGATTATCCAATTGGACCTTTTAGTACAGATGGTTCAATCGGACCTGACTTGAAGCCCATCAATGCCATCCATGTCATTCCCAGACGAGATGAGATTCAACCAAACATTGATGTTTATGATAAAGGGACTGGAACCATTGGTGTGATGGCAGACGGGGTTCCTGCTTTTAGTAATTCAACACCAACAACTTACGTCCACGGTAAGATTGCAAGGTTTGATGTAATTGCTCAAGGTGACAATTATAAGAATCCAACTGTAATTATTAATCCTAACGACTCAGCAGCTCAAGCTGTTGTTGATAAGGGTAGAATTGTAGGTGTAAAATTATCAGCTACAGGATTACATACGGAGCATCCCGATGTAAGGATTTCGAGTGGTGAGGATGCAGTTCTTCAACCGATCTTGGATCCTTATGGAAGATTGATTGAAGTTAGGATTATCGATGGTGGTAGATTTTATATTGATGCCCCATTCCTCAAATTAAATGACTTTACAGGAAAAGGTAAAGGTGCTGTTGCAATATGTGAAGTTGCAAATGGTTCGATTTTTAATGTTAAAGTGATTCATAAAGGAATTGATTATGATAAGCTCGGAACAGAGGTAATCGTTGTTCCAATTGGTACTGGTGCTGAGGTAACTGCAACTGTTCAACATTACAGATTTGACAGATATGAAACTGTAAGAAGAACAAACAACTGGACATACGATGCAGGAGATGGTTTCATCTTCAAGGATACTGACAATGATAAGAATACTCGATTTGGATATGTCTCTGCTCCAAGTAAATTAATGGAGAAGATTGGTGACGAGTTCAGAGATGATGAAGATTCTGACACCACTCACCACTCTAAGATTCTTGGATGGGCTTGGGACGGTAACCCAATATATGGTCCTTATGGATATGAAAATCAGGTTGATGACTCATCGGGTATGGCTCGAATGAGAAGTGGATATTCGGTCCACGGGTCAAGAACTGCCGACATTCCATCAGGACATCGTCCTGGTGAGGAAGAGTTGGCTTTTGCTCCTCCAAGCGAAACCGAATTTCCTCTTGGTGTTTTTGTTGAGGATTATTTTTTCGATCCAGATAAAAAAGAAGAATTTGTTCTAAACACTGAACTTGATGAGGACATTCAAACTAATCCAACAGCTGTTGCACAAAGTAAAGACATTCTTGCAACTCTCGGTGATGATTCAATTCTTGATGACTTGATTCAATTAGATGAAAATAATGGAAGAATTTGTAACACTCCCGAGTATCCAAAGGAACTCTATCCCGATGGTGTCTATTGTTATTTCGTCACACTTGACAAATTCGGCAATCCTGAATTCCCTTACATTATTGGAACAACATTTCACAACCGACCAATCACTCAGGATATCAATGATGTAACTGATAATGAACCAGTTGCGTTGGGTAAGTTTAATACTGCCACATCAGATTATGAAAAGGGTAATTTAATTCTTGACTTTAATGAAGTTGAAAGACATAGAAACAAATATCTTTCATCCACAAGAGACTCTGTTAAACTTGCACTCGGAGATATTTCGACTGGGTCTGTTAATGATGTGAAGATTGAAGTTGCGGCACCAGACACAACAAAAGTTGGAGACTACCTTTATATTAACAATGATGAAACATCAGGTTCCGGTGCCGCTGGTATTGTTCGTTTCGTTGAAGGTGAGGAAATTGATGGTGCTTATGGAACACTGGTTGTTACAAGAACAATATCTCATCTTCAAGGTTTGGATCTGAGTTCTAATATCAGCGACACCTATGTGTTTGTTGAAGGGAGTTTTATTGAGACATCCTCTGGTGCTCAGGCAAGAGTGGAGAGTTATGACACAACAACCAAGTATCTTATTGTAAGAGTCATCACACCAAACCTCATTCTAAATGATGATGTGTTTTATGACAACAGAGGCACAAGAGTTGTGTTACCTGGTGTTATTAAGAGATACGAGAATGTAGACGCACAATACATCACAGAAGCAGACGGTGATGATGTGATGAGTGCAAATGGACTTGACTTGATTACAGAACAGTCTCCAAGATACGCAAACACGCGTATTATGGCAAACTTTGCTGAACCAAGAAATCGTCCTGATGGCTCACCACTGGAAAGTGGAGATATGTGGTGGTCGCCACAGAATGGACGACTTTATGTTTATTACATCAATGTGACATCAATGTGGGTGACAGCACAACCACTTGGAATGATTCCATTGAATGGAGCCTCTGATGCTCAGATGGGTGCAACATCAACATCAAATGTCAATGTTCCTCATCTTGCTGTAGATAACACAATTACAATTTCTAACATCGCTCCTGATGAAAGACCCAATGGTACACCTAACATCTTGGGTGACTTGTGGTGGAGTCCTCATACTGGTTGTCTTTATATTTGGTATTCTGATTACCTGGAATATTCTTTAGATTATTATCAGGACAATGGACAACTACCTGATAGTTTCCCTGGTGACCTGACAGTTCAATGGGTGATTGCAGATCCTGCAGGACAAAAACCAACAGCAGCGGCATTGGACACTTCTGGACCTCCAGTTGGTGGAGCGTTACCATTTGCTGGAAGTGTTTACTCTGGTGAGGTGACATCAATCGTTGCCGCAACAGCACCAACTGAATTATCACCTGGAGTTCCAGTTCCAATGGGAACACTTTGGTGGTGCACCACAAACGGTAAGATGTTCATCAAGTATGATGATGGCAACACAGTTCAGTGGGTTATCACCACTCCTGCTAACTCTGCCACTGGACTTGAAGGTTCATTGGATGAAATCATTAGTGATGGTGGACAGGGTGGTGGTAACAATGGTGGTGGTGGTGGAATTATCACACCTGAATATGAACCTGGTAGTCAGGACATCATCTGGTTTGAGAACCTAAAGCATTTCTTACCTGAGGACATTATTGAGTTCCAAACAGGAACTCCTGGATTTGATCAACTGAATGAAGATGCTAAGATCAAGAACCTTTTAGTTCCACATTCAGCAGAGGTGATTAGAGGTTATCTTGGTGACGCT